GAGAAATATGGTAGGGTCTAATCAAATAATAATAAATCCTCGTTGTAAGACTTTAATATCACACATGAAAGCTGCGACTTGGGAATCTAAGCGCGTTAATGGTTCTAGGGATTTTAGACGATCACCAGACAATGGGCACTACGATGCGGTCGCCGCACTTATGTATCTAGTTCGTAATATAGACCTAACGAAAAATCCATACCCAAAGGGATACAACTATACGCGAATGTCTAGAAAACATGGTATAGATAATGTATTTCAAAACCCATATAAAGTCAATAAAAACGAAGGGTTAGATTCATTTAATAAACTAATACCTAAGAAATATACTAAGTAACGTAATCGACACTATTTAACAAGTAAATATAGAGGTAATTCTAATATGTCTGATAAAAAAAATATGTATTTTGCAGCAAAAGATTCCGAAGAAGCCGCTGAAATTATCCTATCTAAAACTAAGGATTGGTTTAACTCATTAGATTCTAATGGTTATTTAGATAAACTTAGACGTGTTTGGGCAGCATATCATGGAGCTTACTATGATTCTGCTAGTGAATCACATCAAATTAGTTTTGGTGGTGAACAAGGTGAATTAGCTCAAATTGGTGTAAATCATATTCGTAACTTAGCTCAACATATGCACAATATGATTACGTCAACTAGACCAGCAATGCAAGCTCGTAGTATTAATACTGATTATAAATCACTTACTCAAACTAAACTAGCTAATGGTCTTTTAGATTATTATATGCGAGATCATAGACTTGAAAAGTTCTTAAAACAAGCCGTGGAATATGCAATTGTTTTTGGTACTGGTTATGTTAAATTAGAATGGAACGCCGTTGTTGGTGACGTATATGACGTTTTGGATGATGGCACTGAAATGAGAGAAGGTGATATACAGTTCTCTAATCTTTCACCATTTGATGTTATGTTTGATACAAATAGAGAAGATCATGAGCATGACTGGGTAATTGCTCGTACTTTTAAAAATAGATTCGACCTTATTGCTAAATATCCAGAATTTGAAGAACAGATATTAGCATTACCGACTAAATCGGACAAAATGTCTTATTCAGCATTTAACTTTAGTTATGATGAAACCGATATGGTATCTGTATTTGAATTTTATCATAAAAAAACAGAAGCATTACCTGAAGGTAGATATATGCTTTTCTTAGATAAAGAAGTTGTATTGTTAGATTCACCTATGCCGTATAAATCATTACCAGTTTATGCAATTCACGCTGGTAACTACTTAGGTACGCCATATGGATATACTCCGTTATTTGATTTAATGCCAATTCAAGATGCCATTAATTCTTTATACTCAACGATATTGACAAATCAAACCGCATTTGGTGTTCAGAATATTTTAGTACCTAGAGGTGCTGATGTTGCTATTTCTGAATTATCTGGTGGTTTAAATGTTATTGAAGCTAATATGCAAGCTGGTGAAATTCAAGCACTTAATTTAACCGCGACACCAAAAGAAGTTTTTGATTTTGTTATGATGCTTGAGAAAGTAATGGAAACAATTTCAGGGGTTAATGCGGTATCTCGTGGTAATCCTAGTGATAATTTAAGATCAGGTAACGCATTAGCCTTAGTACAATCAATGACTTTACAATTCATGTCAGGATTACAAGCCTCTTATGTTGCAGTCATTGAAGACGTTGGTACTGGAATTATTAATATATTAAAAGATCATGCTCAGATTCCACGACTAGCGACCATTGTTGGTAAATCAAATCGTACATATCTAAAAGAATTTACAGGCGATGATTTATCTTCTGTTTCACGAGTAATAGTTGATGTAGGTAATCCTTTAGCCAAGAGTACGGCAGGTCGCGTTGAAATGGCTGAACAATTACTACAAATGCAAGCTATTAAAACACCAGAGCAATATTTTTCAGTTATTAATACAGGACAATTAGATGTTATGACCGAAGATACACAATCTCAATTATTTTTAATTAAAGCTGAGAATGAAAGATTTATTAATGGTGAACCAGTTGTTGCTGTATTTACAGATGAACACGCTTTACACATTAAAGAACATGCTAGTGTATTATCTGATCCAGATTTACGTTTACAACCAGAATTATTACAAGCGGTATCTGCCCATATTCAAGAACATATTGAATTATTAAAAACGACAGATCCTAATACGTTAATGATTTTAGGACAACAACCGCTACAGCCATCAGCTCCGCCGCAACAAGGTCCACCACAACAACCTAATAACATACCACAAGACTCAACTGGTCAAGTACCTGAAATGATGGGCGGCGCACCAGTAGCAACGCAGCTTGATCAGATGGGCGCAGTACCTTCTAATATGCCATCTATACCGCAAGTACCAGGAGAAGTATTACCTAATCCTGAACTACAACAAGCTAATATGGGTAACGTAAAACAATAATGTCACAATTTAAAACATATAAAGACATAGTAAAACCAATGCTTGAGAAATCTGAAGGATTTAGAGATGAGGTTTATTATGATAAAAAGAATAATCCAACTATAGGATTTGGTACTAATTTAAATGACGCAGCTAATGTTGAACAAATGCGTTTAAATAATATTAGTATCCAAGATTTATTTGAAGGTAAAAGATTAACTAGAGAACAAGCTGAATATCTAAGAGATATGGCTATAGAAAGAAAAGAAAAAGAGTTAAGAGAAAGTATCGGTAACGATATGTTCGATAATGTCGATGATAATAAAAAGGCATCCCTTATGTCTTTAATGTATAACTCAAATAAATTAATTGGACCTAAGATTAAAGAATATCTAGGTACTGGTGATCATTTAGGTGTCGCTAAAGAAATGTTAACTGGTTCAAATAAAGAAAAAGATTTAGGTACATTACTTCGCAGAGCTGATGAGGCTTCTAATTATTTAGGACATGATGAAACTCAATTGAATGATTTATTTAAATTAGTTAATTTAGAAAATGAAGCAAATATAAATGGTTTATTAAATAAGTCAGATAATGAACCTATGAAAAAAGAATTTAACGATAGATACGGAAAGTATTTAAAACAACCAATACCAACATTTAAAAATTTGTTTAATAAATAACCTACCCAATTAAGGATGGTTCTATTGGCTTATACCAAAGCCAGAAAGAGAGAAACAAATGTCCGATAATATCACACAAGCAGTTGCATCAGGTGGATCACCTCAACCAGCTTCAGATGTTGCACAACCTTCAGACTACCAAGCTGTTGAGAATGAAACAGTTGAAGCTATGGGTTTGAGTTCAGATGATTCAATTGATGAAGTTCAGGATAACGCTGAACAACAGATTGACGCAGCTCAACAAAAAGGCGACATATCTAAATCAGAAGCTCAAGCTCTTAAAAAGAAACTTTTACTTAAAGTTGATGGACAAGAATTTGAAGAAGAAGTAGATTTTAATGATGAAGAAGGTTTAAAGAAACATCTTCAAAAGTCTAAAGCTTTTGATAAGCGCGTTCAGGATTTTACAACATATAAATCTCAGGTTGATCAATTACTTCAGATGCTTGAAAAAGACCCTGAAGCAGTATTAGAAAAACTAGGCAAGAATGTTGATGAAATGGCTGAGAAGCGTTTAGCTCGTAAGATTGAAGAAATGAAAAAATCCCCTGAGCAATTAGAACGTGAAAAGATGGAACAAGAACTACAAGAATTAAGGGAAGAAAAGAAGAAAGCTAAAGCTGATGCTGAAAAGTCAGAGTTAGAGCGTTTAAGAAACGAACAAGCTCAAGAGATTGAGACTGATATTTCTTCCGCACTTGATTCAGCTAAATCTATTCTACCTAAGAAAAACCCTTTAGTATTACAACGTGTATCGGCAGCAATGCTTTTAGCTATGCAGAATGGTTATAATGAAGTAACAGCTAAAGACGTTATACCTATGGTTGAAAAGCAATGGAAGCAAGAACTTAATGAGTTTTTTGCTGTATTACCAGAAGACACTATAGAGCTTTTAGTAGGTAAGGATAACTTCGATAGAGTTCGTAGGACGCGAGTAGCTCAAAAGAAGGTACAAACTACCACAGCTAAACAAATAGCTCAACCTACTGGCAATAAAGCTGAATCTGATGAACCTAAAAAGAAGATCAGAATGAAGGATTTCTTCAGAGAATAGTCGATAATATTACAGGGGGTCTTTTAGACCCTCTTATTAACAAGTAAATATAGAGAATACTTGAGTTATTTGCTAGACGTAAAGACTAGACCCTTGGCTACCCAAATCGGATGTTGAGGTATCGAAACTTGAAAAAGACGATAATAAAAGGCTCTAAAACAAACAAAAACAATTAACAAAGGAAGATATATATGGCATTGCCATCAGTCGCAGGTTCTAATAACCTAGACACATTAAACGGTTTATTTAAAGAAGTTTACGCTAAGGATTTGATTGATCTTATCCCAGACGGTGTAAAACTTTTATCAAAGATCCCATTTGCTAAAAAAGAGCAAGTTTTGGGTGGATTTTATCATCAGCCAGTAGTTCTAGGACAAGAACATGGTGTGACTTTTGCAGCTGCTGGGGACGATGCCTTAACTTTAATGAGGGCCGCTTAATAGTAATATTAAGCTGAAAATCGGGAAAAAAACTGGAAAACTAATATTGACAAACGATAAATAAAGTAATAAAATATAAATATGAACAAATTTGGAACTATCTATAAAATAACGAATACATTAAACAATAAAGTATATATTGGTCAAACTGTATTTGCTTGTGAGATTAGATGGAATCAACATAAAAACGAATTTAAAAATTCAGCAATCCATTCAGCGTTAAGTAAATATGGTTCTGAGAATTTTTTATTTGAAGAAATTTATACTTCTTTTTCTAAAGAAGATTTAAATCAAAAAGAAATGTTTTTTATTAATTATTTTAATAGCGTATCACCAAATGGTTATAATTTAACTTTAGGTGGAGACAAAGTTTATTTATCAGAAGAATCTAAACAAAAGATTTCAAAAACTAAAACAGGTAAACCTAATACAAACAGAAAACCAATCAAAATGATTAATGTTATTACAGGTGAAGAACGTGTATTAACTGGTACTGTTGAAGTTAAACAATTAGGATTAGATCCTTCATTAGTTAGATCTTGTTTATGTGGTTTAAGAAATTCACATAAAGGGTTTAGATTTGAAAGAGTCAATAACGTCAATCAGAGCGGAAGTACTAAAAGTAACAATTTAGGACACGCGCAACGACTAGGAAGTGAAACTGAGCAATCAGAATATAACCTTCCCACGAGTTCCCGACATCTTAGTAAATATGCTCGTTTACAAGAGCAGATTATAGCTTTATACATTGAACATAATAGTTCATATAAAGTAGCTTCTATTTTAAATTTAGATAAAAGTAGTGTTTGTAAGTGGTTAAAAACTTGGGGTAAATTAAATACTCAATCACAAGCATCTACTAATCGAAATAATAGAAAATATTCTAAGATGGTAAGATAGTCTGAACTTATAGGAAACTATAAGAAGTATGGGATAAAGAGCCTGTACGATAACATAATGTCACGTTAGAAGCACCAGTTGCAGGTCAAATCAGAGACGCGCAAGTTCGCGGTACTCAATTAGTATTACGTTCAGTAATGGGTTATGCTTCTGCATCTCGTTCTGCTGAAGGTGGAGCTAAAGCATTTAAACAAGCTACTAAGTTTTTAGTAGGAAACATGTTACGTTCAGTTACTAAGAAATTAGAAATTGAAATGTTATATGGACAAGTTGGTTACGGTGAAGTTGGATCAGTTGCTGGTACAACAATTACTATTCCAGCTAAAGAATGGGCACCAGGTATCTGGGCTGGTTCTGAAAATATGCCAATCGAAATCAGAGACTTAACTGGTGCTACTGTTCGCGGTACTGCTAAGATTACATCTGTTGATTTTGAATTAAAGACAATTACTTTAGACACTATGCCAGTTGGTACAGTAGCTACAGATATTATCTGGCATAAAGGTGCATATTCTAACGAATTTGCTGGTATCCACAAGATTATCACTAACACTGGTACTCTATTCAACATCAATGCTGCTCAGTATTCACTTTTCAAAGGTAATACATATGATGCAGGTAACGCGGCTCTTTCTATGGCTAAAGTAGAAGAAGCAATCGCTAAAGCTGTTGAAAAAGGTTTAGATAATGATGTTATGGTTATCGTTAACCCTAGCGTTTGGTCTGATCTTTTAAATGATCAAGCTGCGAAGCGTATGTTCGATTCATCTTATTCATCTTCTGTAATGGAAAATGGAGCTAAGGAATTAAAGTTCCACGGCCAAAATGGTGTTATTGAAATCATACCTTCAATCTACTGTAAGCAAGGTTATGCTTATGTTGTATCTACAGATGAAATGATGAGAATCGGTTCTTCTGATGTTACATTTAAGCGACCTGGAAAAGGTGACGAGTTCTTCCGGGAGCTTGAAAACGCGGCCGGCTATGAACTTAGATGTTATACTGACCAGGCCTTATTTTGCCACGCCCCAGGCAAAAATGTTTTGATCACGAACATCGCGTAATCAAAATTCTAAAGTAATATCAATTACTTACGACCCCACCAAAATAAATTGATGGGGTCTTTTTTTTTGTCTAATTTTACTATATTTTATATAAATAAAAATTAAACTTGACAGGCGTATGACAAAGTGTTATAATATTATTATATGAAAAAATGTATTAAATGTAACGAAACTAAAAGTTTAAAAGAGTTT